AATCTCATCCATATCATAATTGGACATTTTTTCTTCCTTTCTTTTTTGCAGTCTTTCTGCATAAGTTTCCATAGTCATATTGTTTCCACAGTTAATGCCTCATTATATAATGACCTCATTAATCCATCTAATTCTACTTTATTTTCCACATTTAAAGATTCCACATATCCACCTAAAATAGTAAGTGTATCTTGAGCCTGATCAATAATATCATCGTCACTGATATCAAAATCAGAAAAATTTTCAACTACAACCAAATCTGCAACATTAACTTCTTCTAATTTATCTAGCACAGTATCAAACCAAAATGGATTGGTTTTCTTTTCTACTACTACCTTGACATAAGTTCCTTCATATTCACTATAATCTTTTTCTGTTAATGATTCAAATGTTTCTTCAGAATCATCATAAAAGATTTTGTGGAACATTTTGTACGGATTCATAATAAAGTTTAATTGGCGCTTATCTGTATCAAAGATATGGAACCCTCTAGGGTCTTTATAGTCACTCCATGTGATTTCATATGGATTACCAAGATAAAAAACTGTTCCATTATTTGATCTATGATGAAAATGCCCACTCATCACCATATCAAACTTGTCAAAAATATGTGCCTCCAGTCCTTCGTTATTCCATGATCCAATATGTTGCTCGAATCCACTGACTTGAAGATGTCCCATAAGAATTTGGCACTGTGTATTTTGAATCATATTCATACACTCATCATAATTATCTTCACATACCCAAGGCATCATTACAATGCCGAGTCCATCAAAATCTACTTCTTTTGGACTTGAATACATCCAGGGTTCTATTTTTCCCTCTGCGGTTGTAAATATTTCTTCAATGGAATTAAGATCGTTGGTATTTTTGTGGAAGGTATCGTGATTACCGATAATAATATGCGTATCAATTCCCATTTTCCACAAACGTTCAATAAAATTCGTCCGTAGATCATTTAATATCTTAAAGTTAATATATTTTCTGCGGTCTACTACATCGCCCAAATGGATGCAGGTCTTAATATTATGTTTCTCTAAATAAGGAAAAAATATATTATTATAAAATTTTCTAAAAGATTTGAGAAAAGTGGGCGAATCTCCACGCGCTCCCCAGTGTGTGTCTGTGATCAGTGCTATTTTCATGCAGCAACACCCATGAAAAGTTCCAGAGTAGTTGGTTCTACTTTCTTTTTCACCTCAGCTTTCTTTTTCTTGGTTTCTTCGAAATTATGTACAAATTCATCTACCACTACTCTAAAATCTGAATTCTTAAAATCAGTTACTGTTTTGAAATCTTCATCATAATTCATGTATTCTACATATTCTGGACTGATCTCATAATTCTGCATACTCTTATATTTTATATACAATTGTTTCTTCTCTTTTTGAATTCTTCTAATAAAAGCATAGTAAATTATTTGAGTAAAATATGCAAATGGATTAGATGATTTATCTGGATTAAAATTGTGAATATAATGTAAACAATTTTCTATTCCATCAGAAATCATATCATTTTTGAAAGCATAATTTATGAAATTGGGGCGAAAGGATAACCGCTGAGCTATTTTTAAAAATACAGACCCCAAGTATTCTGAAATGATCGGTAGTTCTTCATCATTACTTTTTGATATATGATACTGCCTTTTATATTCAATCATTTCTTCCAAAAACTTTGCATTATCCACATAATGAGCTTTTGCTACCTTTTTTCGTTTTGCCATGATAATTCTCTTAGAGTTATTAATATAATACTATTATTATATCACATAATACTCATTTGTCAAGGCCACTTGACATTTGAAAAATACATGGTATAATGAGGTGTGGAACCGAAAAGTATATGATTCTAGTTCATTAAACCACTAGGATTAAAATCAGATAATATTTTAGACATCTTATTCATTTCTTCTTCCATTGATCCTGTATTAGATTCCTTTACCGTATCTATGTAAAATTTCTTATATTCCTCTCCCAATTCTGAAACAGACATTATACATCTTGCTGCTAATGGTACAGATGTTACATCTGTAAATGGCAACCATTTAAGTAAGGCTACATGAGTAGACTTCTGTTCTTCATCATATCTGACCAACACTTTCATTGGCCAATGTAATTCTAAATATCCAGTATTTTTAGATTTTCTCCATTATCTAGTCTTATTACCTTTAAGTCTTGTTCATCGAGAACTGTTGCCATTTATTCCTTGAATGAAACGTGATGGATTTTATATGGAAATCTTTCTTCATCATATATTTTAATTCTTTCTTCGTAATGTTGAAAGGCATAGTTTTTTCTATTTCTCCAACATAAATCATCACTAATATCATATAATATAGTTTCTTTTTTTGTTTCAGATAGCCGCAATCCTCTGCCTATCGACTGAAGATTTCTAATACGACTCTTAGAAGGAGAAGCAAAAACAATGTTATGAAGATTCCTAATGTTGATGCCGGTACTGTATACCCCATAACTTGCCACGATGATGGCATCTTGTTCTGTTTCTGTAATTGCTCGTATCTTTTCTCTGGTTTCAGAGTTTGTTCCTCCATATACGAAAAAAGTCTTTCTATTGCTGACATCGGTTTCCTCCTTTATCATATCGTATAAAATGCATCCATGCTTTTTCACTAATCGAAAAAGTAACAGTGTATTTGTCTCCAAAGATAATACTAGGTTTCTAATATATTTATTCCTTTTATCATGTGATACCAGATATTCTAGTTCATCCGCATATTTGTATTTTCTCAAAGCATGACATATTTCCTCTGGATATTTTAACATCAATATTTTTACACTAAATGGAGATAATTGTTTCTTGTCAATCAATTTCTTGGTTGTTGTAGCCTTGTAAACTTTCCCAAATAATCCTTCCAGTACCAATTTGTGAGTTTGGGTTCCATCTAATGTCCCTGTGGTACCTATTCTGTATTCTGCTTTTACACATTTGGTCATTATTGAGGTAAGAGACTTGGACTTGAATCCATGTGCTTCATCTCCGATCACCAATTTATATGGTTCAAAAGTTTTCTTATTAAGTTTGTATATCGATTGCCATGTTGAAATAATTACCTGTTTGTCTGAAACCTTGTCCTGTCCAGCATAAACTTGATGACAATATTTCTCAGAATCCCATCCATATTCTTTGAAATCACCAAACATTTGTGACACTAGGGAAGTGGTAGGAACGATTATTAGGGTTTTTACATTCAGTGCTCTTACAATTAAATAAATTATTAGGGATTTACCACTAGCAGTAGGAGATACTACTAAACTTTTTTTGTATGATAAAGCATGATGAAAAGCGGAGAGTTGATAATCTCTGGGAACAAATGGTAGTTTTAGATTTTCAATGAAGGATTCATTATGTTCAATTTTAATTGGTTTCCACCAATCACCATCAGGGACTATTTTATAATTTCTGTTTTCTGCAAACTTAAAAACATATTCAATCAATCCACCATATAAAAGTTTATTGTAAATATTGAATAATCTTATTTTACCGTCCCATAACCTCATTCTGTATGAAGGCATAAACGTATATCCAGGTACCGTAAAGGTAAAATAATCGCACAGTTCTTGAGATATCGAAGGTTCACAATCGATTTTCAAATGTACTTCATCTATCTTAAAAAGATAAATCGAATCAATGCCCTTCTGTGAATCTTTTCCAATCAATTGCATTTTTGATTAAGTATCCTCTAGTAGTTAATCCCTTCACTATAGATTCAAGGTAATTAACTTTTTCTTCTTGTAGTGCAAATAGTTTTTTAGATTCTATTACATCCTCATCCGCATCTATGTATTCTTGAACATCCGCTTTGAGTAATTTGTATTGAAATGGTTCCCAATCTGCAGCTTCTAATTCTTCTGCAGTCATTCTTCCACTATAATAATCTCTTTTCCTTTTAATAAGACCCGAAAATAGAAATTTTATTTCCTTGAATTTTAATTTTTCGTTGGAATAAAGTATTAAATATTTGTTGTGTAATTGTGGAATTTTGACCGATTC